GAGCTTGGCGTGCCAGTAGCGGAACGTCTCGCCGCGGCGGGCCGGGCAGGGCCGTCCATCGACGACCGGGCCCCAGGTCTCGAACTCCTCGACGTTCTCCAGCACGATCACGCGCGGACGCACCGCCTGCGCCCACCGGATCACGACCCACGCGAGGCCGCGGATCTCCTTGCGCACGGGCGTCGTGCCCTTCGCGCGCGAGAAGTGGCAGCAGTCCGGCGAGAACCACGCGAGCCCGACCGGACGCCCCTGGCACGCCTCCAGCGGGTCCACCTTCCAAACGTCCTCGACGTAGTGCCGCGTCTCGGGATGGTTGATCGCGTGCTGCGCGATCGCTTCGGCGTCGTGGTTGATCGCGATGTCCACGGGGCGACCGATCGCGGCCTCGATGCCGGCCGATGCGCCACCGCCCCCCGCAAAGGAATCGATCACGAGCTCCTGATCGAAGCTCGCGCGGATCGCGGGCGGTCGGCTGCGGCGTCGCGGGCGACGGTCGAAGAGGGAGGCAGTCATCCTCCGAGAACTCCGCGGGTGATCCGCTGCGTCCTCTCGTCCTGATTGCACGCCCGACACGAAGCCTCGACGTCAGCCGGTGTCTCGTGTCCCAGCGTGTCGTAGTGGCGGTGGTTCAACTCGGTCGCGACTCCAGTGCAGCCGGGCCCATCGCGCTCACATCGAGGCCTGGCGGTCAGCACCTGGTCCCGGAGCTTCTTCCAGTGCGTCGAGTGCAGAGCGGCCTGATACGCGCGCTTCTTCGAGTTCGGCCGCTTCGTCGCCTTCCTGCGCAGCATGGGGAGATCGCGCAGGAAGGCGCCGTCCATCTCGCGGAGCTCGCGCGGCGGGACTCTGAAGATGCGCCCGCAGCTCTGGGTCTGGCACTGACGAACGACGCGCCGCTGGCCGAAGTCGATGCGCTGGCGCAGCTCGAGGGGGCCGCCGCAGCGGCAGACGGATTCGCTCATGCAGCGCTCGGGCTTCGCGCGTCGCGTCGATCGAGCGCGGCACTGTAGTCGTGCCAGCGATCGCTCGACCATGGCGCGTCCCTCCGGTCGAGCTGCAGCACGGCGCAGCCGTGGAACGCTGCCATGAAGGCGCGCATGCCGTGCGCTCCGAACTTCCCGGCCTCGGCGAGCTGCCGCGCCCTACGGATCCAGTATGCGAAGTCGACCTCGTGCACATCGAAACCCCGAGGATCAGAGTGCACGCCGAGGCACATCTGCTGCCCGAGCGGCGAGTGCTTCTGGACGATGCGTGTCCCCTCGCGCAGGTAGAGGTGGCGGTCGGAAATGGTCCACCAGCACGTCGTGCCGGGACGGGCAGAGCCCCAGGCGGTCTTCGGCTCCAGCCTCTCGATCGCTTCGAGGCTCCGCTCGACGACGATCTCCATCATCGAGCGGCCCGCCACAGGCGCCAGCGCTCGGCGACCGCGTGCAGCCAGCGCCGTACGCGCCGGCGCTCGAGGCGGGTCTGGTGCTTCATCTCCCGCAGCCTCCGGTTGGTCCTCTCTGCGGCAGGCGTCAGGTAGTCGAGCGCGAAGACGTAGGAGCGCCGCCGGCAGCGGACGAAGTGAAGAGGCTCGTACGGCAGGCGATGCAGGTAGATCTCGCTCACGGGATCTGAGCCTCCGCGCGATCCGCGAGGGCACGCCCCCGGTCGCGCTGCTTCGCCTTCGCGCGGATCGCCTCGTTCGCGACGACGACGAGCGCGACGAGCGACGCGAGCACGCGGCGCCGCGCCACAGCGGGCACCACGCGAACGAGCTCGTAGGCGAAGGCGCGCGCCGCGGTGCCGAGATCCTCGACGGGGCGGGTGTCCTCCATCTGCTCGTCTACGCAGGGATCGGAGGCGAAGAGGCGATCGATGTCGTCGAGGTCCATCAGCGCGCCGCCGGCATCGCGCCGTCGCGGTAGACCGACCCGCGCGGGATCTGGGAGCCTGCCGGCCAGAGCCGGACGTCTTCGCGCGGCGCCTTGGAGCGTGTGATCCAGAGCCGCTTCGCGAGATCGGCTGCGCGGCGGCCGACCAGGTGCCGGTCGAGGCCGAAGGCCTCCGCGAGTTCACGCGATGTGAGTCCCGGCCGCGCTAGCACCGCGTCGAGCGTCTGGCGGAGCTGGGCCTCGTGCGCGCCGCTGGCTTCGAGCGCGTCGATCGTCTCGTGGCTGCTCTCGGGATCCCGTCTCCGCGCGCGCGGCGGCTTCTGGCCCGGCGGCCAGTTGTCGAGCGACACGACCTCACCCGCGCGGCGCGGCCGCGAGCGCCACTGCTCGTCCGTCGGCTCCCAGAGGTCCAGGCGACCATTCATCCGGGCGCGTCGCTCGATCACGTCGTCGAGCGAGAGCTGCGCCGTCACAGCGAGACCTCGGAGCCGTTCGGCTCGGGATAGACGCACCAGAAGCCGCCGGTCTCGGCGTCGTGGCACTCCATTCCGTCGGCCTCGAGCTGTTGCCGCATCGCGTCGTAGTCGGTGAGATCGAGCACCTCCGAGGACCAGGCGACGGGAGCCGGCTCGAGCGAGCAGCGCCCGATCAGGAACATCGCGAGCGCCAGGCCGACGAAGGCGAGTACGACGTGGATCACGATCGTCGCCTCGCGATCCGCGATCCCGATCAGGTCACGCGGCGACACGAGGACCCCCGATCAGGGACCGGAGCGCGCGAGCTCGCGCAGGGGCGCAGTCCTCACAAGCGACGTCGGTGGTGACGACGATCAGGTCCGAGCGGATCGGCTGGAACTCGATCGACGCGACGCGGCCGCAGTAGGGCAGGCCTGCGACGGTCTCCCCACAGCGGCCCCGCAGGATCCGCCCGTTCGAATCGATCGCGTGCTGGAGGATGTCGGCGCAGTCCGGGTGATAGACGCACCCGGCGATCGAGACGGCAGAGGCCTCGATCGGAGTCTCGCAGAGCGTGCAGTCCATTCTCTCGCCCCCTCAGCGAATTAGGGCAATCCTAATTTCGTAGAGTGGCGATTGCAAGCGAAACTTTAGGGGAAACCGAAAAACTTCTATGTCTCGGAGGCGACCTCGGCGTCGTGGGCGGCGATCGCGCGCCGGCGCGCCTCACGAGTGTGGGCCAGCTCGTGTGAGTCGATCATCCCTCGGAGTTCGGCGACGTCGAGGCTGTTCATGTAGTCGAGGCGGTCACGGCCGATCGCTTCGAAGAGCTGAAGGAACTTCGCGGTCAGGGAGCGGGGCATAGCGGTTTCGTCTTCCTGGGCAAACAGCCAGCCAACCTCCGCACCCACCACCCGAGCGAGTCGCTTCCACTTCTGCGGTCTGGGTGTGACACCCTTGGTCATCCACTCGTGAACTGTTGGATTCGCCACTCCCATCGCCTTCGCGACGCCGTCTTGGTTGATCCCCGCGTTCTTCATCGACGCGCAGAGGCGGCGAGAGAACTCGAGACGATCCTCGGTGGTAGCGGCGAGTTTCTTTGCCACGCCGGAAAGGCTAACGGCGCGCGGCCTCTCGGCATTTAGGGGAGTCCGAAAAAACTCTTGCATAGCTCGCGTGCTCCATTTAGGATTGCCCTACATGGAGCTGCATCCGTTGCGCGAGTTGCGGAAGTCGCTGGGTCTCAACCAGCGCCAGTTTGCCGGCGAGGTCGGTCTTCACCCGACCTATGTCAGCCAGCTCGAAACGGGTTCGGAGCCCGTTGGGAAGACCACCGCCTTGCGAATCGCCGACCGCTACCGCCTCGAGATGGCGCGGCTCGGCATAACGATCGAGGACCTGATGCGCGGCTCGCGGGCGCGGCCCGATCCGGCCGGAGCTGCCGCATGAGCCAGCGCGCAGCGGCCTCTGTCGACTGGGTCCGCGGGCGGCTGTACGGCCCTGCGAAAAGGTCGCGCCTGCGCGCACCGTTGCCGCTGGTGTCGATCAAGGTCTACCGCAGCGGCCCGTGCCCACGGGTCCGGTCTCGACGAGGAGCCTCCTCGTGAGGCGAATGGCCCTGCCGCCCGCCCGCCCGAGAGCAACCAGAGAGAGGGCGGACGAACGGCAGGACGTCTTTACGCGCTGCGATACCGGAAGGGGGGCCGGATCGCAGGGCACGCGCGAAGGGCGCCGGGCGGGATGGTCCGGACCCTTTCCCGTCCGGCCGCTTCGCGCGCGCTCTCGCACAGGCACTGGTGTACCCGCGTTCCACGGGGAAGGTCATGGCAGAAAACCTTCCATGACCTGCCATCGAGGCGCGGCCTGATGGGGACGCTCCGCGGCGCGCTCTTCGCGACCTGTACGGGGAACCGGAAGGCGATCGCCTCCGAGGCCTTCCCGACTCTCGACGTCGAGCGCGGCGACAACGAGATTACCCGGACGCTCGGGGAGAACGCCGACCGCCGGCCGACGCTGGCGCTGATCGAGACGGCCCTCGCGCTGGGTGATCGCGCTCCGTTCGAGGCCTGGTATGCGGAGCGCTTCGGCGTCGAGATCCGTCCGCGCCGCCGCGACGCCGGCGAGCTGCTCGACCTGGTCGAGACGCGCCTGGCCGCGCTCGACGAGGAGGTATCGGGCGTTCGTTCGGTGCTGGACGAGCTGCGCATGGCGCAGCGGGTCGGTCCGCATCGCGTGCCGGCGCCGAGCAGCGCCGAGGGGAGGAAGCGAGCGTGAGCGAGTCGGCTCTGCTGGTGAACGTCGAGAACGTGATCAACGACGTCGGTCTACTGATGCGAGTGCTCGGGGTGCCGCAGTCGGAGATCCTCGAACGGGCGCTCGAGGCGGGCGTCGACGCGATCCTGGCCGATCCCGAGGTGGACGACCTCGTGCGGCGCCTTCACGCGCTCGACGCTCGAAGGAAGGGAGCGCCGATCCCCGCGCCGGCGCCGGAGCCGGTTCCTCAGGCGGTCCAGAGGCCGGCCTCACCCGCGAAGTCGGTGATGCCGCCGGTGTCGTCCGCGGAAGACGGTGGAGATCACGAGCCGGAGGCGACGCAGCGGCCGCTGACACTGCAGGAGAGGAAGAGCGCCGCGATCCTGGTCCGCGAGACGCGCATGAAGAAGAACCTCTCTCAGGTGCAGCTCGCGACCGAGCTCGGCACCAGCGGCGCCACGATCTCGAACGTCGAGCGAGCGGATACGGCCACGTCGTCCGCTGCTGTGCGAGCCGCGCTCGCGTGGGCGAAGAAGAACACATGAGCGAGGCGCTCTCGATCGAGATCCCTGCCGATGCGACCTACGAGAAGGCGCTCGACGTCGCGCGAGCAGCGATCGTGCGCGCAGCGCTTGCGAGATCACCGGGTCCGTCTGCTGCCGCGAGACAGCTCGGCATCTCACGAGAGGGCCTCCACAAGATCCGCCTGCGCCTCGGAATCTACGAGACCGCCGAACGCGAGTAGACCAGTTCACGCAATCACCCGGGGGTGAGAGGGCGTTGACCGAGATCGAATCACATCTGCTGGAGCTGGTGGACCAGCTCGACCGCATCGGCACCGCGAACGCGCGCGCGGTCGCGCGGGGTGTCATCGCGGGCCTGCGCGACCTCGCCGCTGCGCGCGCACCGTCCGGCGACGTGGGTCGCTTCGGGGACCGCGTGATCGCACGCGCGGCCGGCTTCGAGGACGGAGACCCTGCCGCGCTGGTCGCCGCATTGATCGCCTCCGGTGTGCTGGTGAGACACACCGAGCACCGCCTGGTGCTGACCGGCTGGAGCGAGATCGCCGAGGACGCGGTGCACGCCGATCTCGCCCGTGCTCGCTCCTTCTTCGCCGACGGCACCGCACCGCGGACGCGGAAGCTGCCCGACGCCGAGCGCCGCGCCGCGGCGATCTGGTATGCCGAGCAGCTCGGCGCGCGCTCGGCGCAGGAGAGCGCCGAGGACGCGCCGAGCAAAATGCAGCTCTCTCTCTTCTCTGAGTCTTCTCCGGAGATCTCAGAAGCAGAAGCAGAGGAACAGAGGGAGGGAGAGCGCGAGAGGGAGGGAGCGGCGCCGCGCGCCGCGCCGACGCCGCGCCGAGCGTCGAAGTGGACCGACACAGACCAGCGCGCCTGGATCAGCGCCTGCGCTGCGTTCGCCGCCTACGGCATGCCGGTGATCGACCCGACCGTCGATCGCGCACGACAGCGCCTGCTGCGCCCGGTGCTGCGTGCCTACCCACACCGGCCCGACGTGCTCGCCGAGCACGTTCACGGCTACATGGCGAAGAACCCGGAGACGACCCCGCGCTGGGATCCCCTGCAGCACCTGGTGCCGGAGACCGTCTTCGGCGCGAAGCGAGGGTCCTACCTCGACGCATTCGATCGCGCGCTCGCGCGCGGGCTCGCGCCTCCGTTCGTGCGGGCAGGACCTCGCCGTGCACCAGCCCCAGACACGTCGTGGACAGCTGCGGCGAGAGCCGATCTCACGGCGGCGTGCGCGGCTCTCGGCGATCACGACCGCAAGGTGATCCGCGCGCAGGGCATCGCTGCGATCGAGGCCCTCGAGCGGGAGCGGTTCGATCTGCTGATGCGCGACGCGCGCGAGTGTGCGCCGAGCAACGTCGTCCCGTGGCGTCGAGGAGCCAGAGCGTGAGCGAGCAGGCACCGGAGTGGGGAAGCGACGGCCGTACGCCGTTCGTCTCTGGCAGAACCCACACGCCCGACTACTACCGGACCGTCGCGCCGAACCCTCGCGTCTCGGAAGACGCAGACGTCATCGACGTGATCCAGGCGTTCGGTCTCAGCTGGGAGCTCGGCTCGGCGCTGAAGTATCTCGTGCGCGCGGGCCGGAAGCCGGGCAGCTCACGCGATCGCGACCTGACGAAGGCGCTCGAGTGCATTCAGCGCGCGCAGATGGCGGGCTCGACGTGAGACTGCGGCCGCGCCTTGAGCGCAACGGCGTGGCGCGCGTTCGTACGCCGCGCGACGAGATGAACCGGATCGAGCGAACCTATGCGAACCAGGTGATCGCTCCGCTCTGCATGGCAGGCAAGGTCGTCTGGTGGGGCTTCCAGCCGATCAAGCTCCAGCTCGGGAAGGCCTGCTACTACGAACCCGACTTCCTCCTGCAGATGGCCGACCTATCGCTGGAGTGTCACGAGCTCAAGGCAACTTGGAGGGAGACGCGGAAGGGGAAGACCGCGAGCACCCGGGTCGGATGGGAGGAGGACGCGCGCGTGAAGATCAAGGCCGCTGCCTCTCGGTATCCGTTCCTGCGCTTCATAGCGATGGCGCATCGCAAGGAGTTCGGCGTCTCGCAGTGGGACGAGGAAGAGATCCAACCCGACGGCGTCGTCTACATTCCGACAGGGGTGCAGACCTGATGGCACGCGCATCACTGCGACAGTGCGGAGCGAGAGGATGCCGCGCCCTCGTGCGCGGCGCGGGCCGCTGCCCTCCGCACGCAGCGGAGGCGAGGGCGGCATGGCAGGCGCGCTCGTCTCCGCGCGCGCGCGGCTACGACGCAGCCTGGGACAAGCTGAGCCGCGAGATCCGCAAGCGCTTCCCGATCTGCTCTGTGTGTAACGAGAGACCGACACAGATCGTGGATCACATCATTCCGCGATCGGCAGGAGGAGCGAACGTGGCGGCGAACGCGCAGCCGCTCTGCAGGCCTTGCCACGGACGGAAGACGGCACGCGATCGCGCGCAGGGGGTGGGGGGGGTCGGATCCTCGCAGCCCCAAGGGGGCCCGGACCGGGTGGGGATTCTTCCTCACGCGCCGGCGAAAATGCCCCGATGAAACCGACCAGCGGCATGGGACGCGGTCGTCCGCCGAAACCGACCGCGCTGAAGATCCTTCAGGGCGGTGACACGCGGAAGAGTCGGCGGAAGAACGAGCCGAAGCCCGATGTCGGAATCCCCGAATGCCCGGAGTATCTCGACGGCTACGCGCGCGCCGAGTGGGAGGCTGTCGCGCCGATCCTCGAGCGCCTCCGTGTCCTCACGACCGCCGACCGCGGAGCGCTCGAGCTGCTCTGCCGCGCATACGCAGAGTATCGAGAGGCGACCGAGACGGTCTCCGAGGACGGCGCGACCTACGAGAGCACGAACGCCGAGACCGGAGCGGTGATCATCAAGGCGCATCCGGCGGTCAACCAGCGCAACGACGCATGGCGCCGCTACCGCGCCGCGCTCGCCGACTTCGGTCTGACGCCGAGCTCGCGCGCGAAGATCGCAGTCGAGCCCGAGAAGCCGAAGGACCCGATCGCCGACTGGAAGGCGAAGCATGGCCGCACGGCGTAGGGCGAAGCAGTCCGTAGAGCAGAAGGTCGCCGGCTACATCAAGGCGGTGAAGACCGGCAAGCGGATCGCCGGCAAGCTCGAGAAGCTGGCGGTCGCGCGCTACGAGCGCGACCTGAAGCGCCGCGCCGAGACGGGATTCCACTTCGACCGCGCGGCCGCGCTGCGCGTCTGCGAGTTCTTCCCGCTCTTGAAGCACTACAAGGGCCGCTGGGCCGGGCGTCCGATCGAGCTCGAGCCGTGGCAGCTCTTCATCCTCTGGAACGTGTTCGGCTGGAAGCGCGCCGATGGCACGCGCCGCTTCCGGACGGTCTACGAGGAGATCGCCAGGAAGAACGGGAAAGCGCTTTGGGTAGACACGCCGATTCCGACGCCGTCTGGCTGGTCGAAGATGGGCGTTCTGAAAGTCGGCGACGAGGTCTTCGACGAACGTGGGAAGGTCTGTCGCGTCACGTTCGCGACAGAGATTCAGCACCAGCGCGAGTGCTATCGCGTCACATTCTCCGATGGAACATCGATCGTCGCCGACGCTGATCACCTCTGGCAGGTGTCCGAGCGAAACGTCGTTGGACCGCGTCTCACTGATACCAGCACGCTCGCGCGGCGGTGTGAGATCGAGAGATCAGACGGAGGCATCGAGCGCCGCTACTCGATTCCCGTGGCCGGTCCGCTGCGGACCGAAGGAGTCCTGCCGCTGCCGGTCCCGCCGTACACGCTCGGAGCATGGCTCGGAGATGGTCACGCGGCCTCCGCCCGAATCACCTGCTTTGACGTAGAGATCATCGAGCGCATCAGGAAAGACGGTGTTCCGGTGGAGGCTCGGAAGAGTTCGAACACCGGCCGCGCGACGACCTACCAGCTCGGTCCGCATCGACCCGGCGCTGGCGGCCGATCGTTCCAATCGGCGCTCGTCAGACTCGGTGTTCTGAATGAGAAGCATCTTCCGCCCGCGTATCTCCGTGCACCGATCTGCGACCGCCTAGAGCTGTTGCGCGGGCTGATGGATACCGACGGTCACGCGACAAAGGCCGGTCAGTGCGAGTTCACGACTACGAGCGAGGTGATCGCTCTGGGGGTCATGGAGCTGGTTCGCTCGCTCGGCTTCAAGCCTTCGATGACGAGCGGGAGGGCAACGCTCTACGGCCGCGACTGCGGCCCGAAGTATCGCATCCAGTTCTGTGCCTACGCGGATCTGCCTGTGTTCCATGTGAGCCGGAAAGCAGAGAGGCTGAAGCCTGCTCCAGCGTTTGCGACGAGGGCCAGCACGCGCCAGGTCGTGTCGGTTGCGCGAACGCCTTCGGTCCCTGTGCGCTGCATCCAGGTGGACTCTCTGTCTCACCTGTATCTCGCTGGCGAGAGCATGGTTCCGACGCACAACACGACGAAGCTTGCCGGGATCGGACTCTACCTCGCCTTCTTCGACGACGAGCCGGGCGCCGACGTCTACGCCGCGGCGACAAAGCGCGACCAGGCGCGCATCTGCCACGGCGACGCCGTGAAGATGGTCGGAGCATCGCCGGGCCTCGGGATCGAGAAGCGCCGCGACAATCTCCACATGCTGGCGACGGCCTCTAAGTTCGAGCCGCTGGGCGCCGACGCCGACACGATGGACGGCCTCAATGTTCACGGTGCGATCGTCGACGAGTTCCACGCGCACAAGAACCGCGACGTCCTGGATCGCCTCGAGACCGGCGTCGGCGCGCGGACGCAGCCGCTGGTCTGGATGATCACGACCGCCGGTGACGACCAGCAGTCGCCGTGTTTCGCAGAGCGAGAGCGCGCGCGCTTCGTGCTCGAGGGGGTCACTGCGGACGACACGCTCTTCGCGTTCATCGCCTCTCCGGACGAGGGAGACGACTGGACCGACGAGCGCACCTGGTCGAAGGGGAACCCGAACCTCGGCGTCTCGGTCACGGTCGAGAGCCTCCGCGACGAGTGCAACTCGGCGCAGCAATCTCCGTCGAAGCAGAACGCATTCCGCCGCTTCCGCCTGAATGAGTGGACGCGCACGACGACGCGATTCCTGGACCTTGCGAAGTGGGACATCTGCTCGGGTCTGACACGCGATGCGCAGCCGATCGACATCCTTGAGACGCGCCAGGGTGCCGTCTGCTACGGCGGTCTGGACCTCTCGAGCAAGACGGACCTCACTGCCTTCGCGCTGGTATTCCCGCCGTCCGAACCGAACGAAGGGACCTTCGACGTCGCGCTGCGCTTCTGGGTTCCGGAGGAAGGCATCTACGAGCGCGAGAAGAAGGACGGCGTGCCGTATGCGCGCTGGGTCGAGGAGGGGTGGATCGTCGCGACACCCGGGCCGGTCATCGACTACGCCTGGATCTTGAAGGAGCTGACGGACATCTCGAAGCGCGTGCAGCTCCAGGACGTCGCCTTCGACGGATGGGGATCGACCGCCATCCGGCCCCAACTCGAGGACGCCGGCCTCCTGATGGTCGAGTTCGGGCAGGGCTTCAAGTCGATGTCGGACCCGACGAAGGAACTCGAGCGACTCACGCTCAGCAAGCGGATTCGCCATGGCGGAAACCCGGTGCTGCGCTGGAACGCGGACTGCGTCGAGGTCCAGACGGATCCGGCGGGCAACATGAAACCGGTGAAGCCGGACATCCGGAAGAGCACCAAGAGGATCGACGGGATCGTCGCGATGATCATGGCGCTTTCGCGTGCCATCGAGATGGGAGCCGATCCCGAGCCCGACGACCGAAGCATCTACGAAGAGCAGGAGCTGTTGGTCCTATGAAGCGAATCCTGGTGGAGATCTCGCGTGACCTGCTATGGATTGCAGGAGCCAGCTCGATCGCCTTCGGGGCGTTTCAAGCGTGGCCGCCGGCTGGCTGGATGGTGGGGGGGCTCGCCGCCATGGTGCTCGCGCGTGGACTTGCGCCGACCGATCGCAGTCCGTCTGGTGAGGTCGCGCCGGGATGATCGCGGACGCCTTCTTCCGCGGTCTCGAGCGGCGTGCCGTGGTGCTCGATCCGAAGCACCCGAAGGATCCCGGCGTCGCGGCGCTCTTCGGCAGCCGCGCAGAGTCGAACGCCGGCGTCATGGTGAGCGACGAGGTCGCGCTGACGTACTCAGCGGTCTTCGCGTGCGTGAAGGTGCTCGCCGAGACACTGGCTTCCGTCCCGCTGCACGTCTTCGAGCGGCAGGACGGAGGGAAGGACCGCGCGCCGGATCACCCGCTCTATCGCGTGCTCCACACGCAACCGAACCCCTACATGAGCAGCGCGGAGTGGCGGGAGGCGATGATGCTCTCCGTCGGGCTGCGCGGAAACGGCGTCTCGACGCTGGAGTTCGATTCGCGCGGCAACGTGTCCACGCTCTGGCCCGTTCGTGGCGATCGGGTCAGGCCGCTGGTGAGAGATCGACGCCTCTACTACGCGGTCGATCGAGACGATCAGTCGACGCGGTACTACGAATCGACCGAGGTGATGCACGTCCGAGGTATGGGATGGGGTCTCTGGGGTCTATCCCCGATCGACTACGCGCGCGAGGCGATCGGCCTCGGGCTCGCTTCGGAGAAGTTCGGAGCGAAGTTCTACGCGAATGGGACGGCGATCAGCGGCCTCCTGTTCTCCAAGAAGCCGCTCAGCCCGGAAGCGCGCGAGCGGCTGTCGAAGGCATGGAAGGCGTCTCGCTCCGGTCTCGATAACGCGCACTCGGTCCCCGTCCTGGAGGACGAGATGGACTACAAGTCGATGGGCGTAGAACCCGAAGCCGCGCAGTTCCTGGAGACGCGGAAGCATCAGATCGCCGAGGTCGCGAGCTGGTATCGCGTGCCGCTGCATCTGATCAATCAGCTCGAACGATCGACGAACAACAACATCGAGCACCAGTCGCTCGAGTTCGTGAAGTTCACGATGCTGCCCTGGTTCTTCAAGTGGGAACAGGCGATCGACCGCGATCTCTTCGGTCCGATCGAAGGACGCCGCTACTTCGCGGAGTTCCAGCTCCAAGGCCTCGAGCGCGGCGACATGAAGTCGCGGGTCGAATACTACACAGGGATGACGAATGCTGGCGCGATCTCGCCGAACGAGATCCGCGGCTTCGAAAACCTGAACCCGCGCGACGGCGGAGACGTCTACCTCGAGCCGATGAACATGCGGCCCGGCGGGAACCCGGCGCCGTCGCAGCAGCCTACGGCCGCCAGCGCGCGCCGGCGCATGCTGCCGATCGCCGGCGACGCTGCGCGCCGGATCGCGCGCGGCGCGAAGCGCGAGCTCGACAAGTTGGCGCGGAAGCACCTGCAGGACGGAGACGTCGACGCAGCGGCGTTCGCTTCGGAGGTCCGCGACCTATGGTCGGCGCAGGAGCGCCGCGCCGCCGAGATCCTGGCGCCGCTCGCAGCCGCCTGCGGCGTCGACCAAGACGGCGCGCGGCGCGGCGCGGCGGTCTGGTGCGAGTGGAGCGGCCTGGCGCTCGCCGAGGTGCGCGACGCCGAGGGGCTCGCGCGCGTCACTGAACGATGGATGGCGGCAAGCGACGCGGCCGGTGCGGCGATGCTCGCGAGCCTGGAGGAAGCGGCATGACGATCGAGAAGCGGTACTTCGGCGGCGGCGTCGAGCTTCGCGCAGAGGGCGACGCGATCCACATCGTCGGTCACGGCGCCGTCTTCGACACGGAGACCGAGATCTACCGAGGCTTCTTCGAAGTCGTGCGCCCCGGTGCCTTCGCGGCGGCGATCGCATCCGACGACGTGCGCGGCCTCTTCAACCACGACGGGAACTTCGTCCTCGGGCGCACGCAGTCGAAGACGATGACGCTCCGGGAAGACGAGCAGGGCCTGCTGTACGACATCGTCGCGCCCGACACCGACCTCGTCCGAGACCTGGTGCTGGCTCCGATGAAACGCGGCGACGTCACCGGCTCGAGCTTCTCGTTCAGCATCGAGACGCAGCGATGGACGGAGCGCGAGGACAACGAGCTCCGCGAGATCCTGAAGGTGCGCCGGCTCTACGACGTCGGGCCGGTCACGTTCCCGGCGTACCCGACGGCCGATTCGCAGGTCCGAACGCTGCTGCGCGAGTGCACGAGCGCAGACGAGCTCGACCTGTACGAACGCTTCCACGGAAAAGCCTTGACGCCGGAACAGCGTCAGGCGATGATCAGGCGAAAGTCGGAGTTGACCGGCGCCGCTGGTTCCCAGAGCGAATCGAGCGACCTGGCCCACGAAGACACGATGCGGCGAAAGCGCATGCTGCTCGCCGCCGGAGCGTGAAGGGCCCGCAAGCCCTCACAACCTGAAGTCGGGCACCAAACCCGAAGCCGGTCCCAGCGCGACCACTTCGCAGAGGCGCCTCGAGCGACCCACCGCAACGTGGGAGCGCCGAGGGCCACTGCGTCCCGGGCTCCCCAGGAGCACACCGGATGGACGCGAAGCTCAAGGGCCTCTACGACCAGAAGCAGACCGAGATCGACGCCAGTCGCGCGATCGCGAAGCGCGCCAAGGACGACGGCGACCGCGCCATGACCGCCGAAGAGCGGACCCAGGCCGACGCGCATCTCGACAAGGCGCTCGACCTCGACAAGCAGATCCGCGAGTACCAGGCGGATCGCGAGCGCGAGCGGAAGCTGGTCGAGCTGGAGGACCGCGCGCAGCGCGGCGAGCCGTCGATCGACGACCCGTCGCCGCGCGACCCGAAGGAGCTGCGGCGCGACAGCCGCGGCCGGATCGTCGTCCCCCGCGAAGAGCGCGAGGCCTTCGACGCCTACGTCCGCGCGGGCCGCGAGGGCAACCTCTCGGAGGTCCACCGCCGCGCGCTGCAGGCCGATGGTCTCTCCTCTGGCGGTGCCCTGATCCTGCCGCTCGCGCTCTCGGGCATCTTCACTCAGAACGTCGACGACATGACCTTCATGCGCCGACTGGCGACGGTCGAGCGTGTCGAAGGCGCCGAGAGCCTCGGCGTGCCCGGTCTCGGGGCGGATCCGTCGGATGCCGACTGGACCGGCGAGGTCGTGACCGTCAACGAAGACTCGCAGATGTCGTTCGTACGCCGCGAGCTCCAGCCGCGCCCGAACGCAAAGGCGCTCGTCGTCTCGAAGACGCTGCTCCGCCGCTCTCCGCGGGCCGGCAGCATCGTCCTCGAGCGGCTCGCCTACAAGCACGCGATCTCGCAGGAGAACGCCTTCCTGAACGGGACCGGTGCGAATCAGCCGCTCGGCGTCTTCACGGCGAACGCGCAGGGCATCTCGACGGCGCGCGACGTCGCGACGGGCAACACCACGACCGCGATCAGCGCGACGGGGCTCGTGGCGGCGCTGATGTCGCTGAAGGAGCAACACCGCCGCATGGCGGACTGGGTCGTCGGACGCACCTTCGTGCAGCAGGCGATGCTGCTCGTCGGCAGCGACGGCCAGTTCCTCTGGCAGACGTCTCTCCGCGACGACACGCCGGACCGCATCCTCGGGCGCCCGGTGAACGTCTCGGAGTACGTGCCTTCGACCTTCACGACCGGCCTCTACGTCGGCGTCATCGGCGCCTTCAAGGCCGGCTACGTGATCGGGGAGGCACTCGCGGTGCAGATCCAGCGCCTCGTCGAACTCCGCGCCCTCAGCAACCAGGACGTGTTCGTCGGCCGCGGCGAAGTCGACGGCATGCCCGTCCTCGAAGAGGCGTTCGCTCGAGTGAAGCTCGGGTAACCACCGTCCACGAAGGTCCTGGCGGCCGCGCGCCGCCTGGGACTGGAGGCTTGAAGATGAGTCAGGCGAATCTCTCGGATCGGGTGAAGACGGTGCGGCTCCGCCCGGATGGCTCGGGCTACACCGTCGCCGCTGGCTCGGCGGCCGTGAGCAGCGACATCATCGACACGGCGGGCTATCGAGGCGTCCGTTTCGTCGAGGGCTTCGGCGCGATCGTGAGCGGCGCCGCTACGTCGCTCAAGGTCCAGCAGAACACCGTGAACAGCGGCACCGGCATGGCCGACCTGGCCGGTTCGTCGATCACGGTGGCGGACGACGACGACAACCAGATCGCGGTGACGGACATCCTGCACCCGACGGAGCGCTATCTGCGCGTCGTCACCTCGCGCGCGACGCAGAACGCGACGATCGATTTCCTGATCGCCGAGCTCTACGACCCGTACGAGCTGCCGGCCGACACGAGCGACGCGATCGTCGTCGCGACCGAGAAGCACATCTCGCCGACGGAAGGCACGGCCTGATGAGGATCCGCGCACTGAAGATGCTCCGGGGCCCGGAGGTGTGCGCGAACCCGGGCACGGTGCTCGAGGTCGAGGCTGCGTTCGGCGCCGAGCTGGTGAAGCTAGGCGCCGCCGCGGCGCTCGACCCGGTGGTGGAGGCGGCGACCGAAGAGGCGCCGGAGACCGCCACGCAGCCGCGACCGCGCGGCGCGCGCGGAGGGCGCGGCGCGGAGGGCTAACCGGTGCCCGCCGACTACACGACCCTCATCGGCGCGCTGACGAACGTCGACAACGTGAAGGAGTACCTCCGGATTACCGACTCCGGAGACGACTCCTTCATCGGTCGGCTGATCAGCGCCGCACAGGTCCAGGTCGCGCAGTATTGCCGGCGCCAGCTGATCTCCGGGACCGTCACGAGCGAGAAGCACGACGGCGACGGATCCAGCGACACGCTCCAGTTGCGCGAATGGCCGGCGGCTTCGATCACCACGATCACGGTCGATGGCGTCGCGCTCAGCGGCTCCGACTACGAGCTCGACACCCGAACCGGTCAGCTCTTCTACAAGCCGGGCGGCGGTGACTTCTCGCCTTGGCCGGAGGGGCGCCGGAACATCGTGATCACCTACGTCGCGGGCTACACGCCGACCCCGGCCGACCTGGTGCTCGGCACGACGGTGCACGTCGCCTGGATCTTCAAGCGCACGAAGCGCCTCGGCGAGCGGCAGTACGCGGCCGGCGCAGACGTCTCGGGCGTCTTCATGGTCGACGCGATCGCGCCCGAGGTCATCGAGATCTTCGACCGCTACCGGAGGGTCGAGACATGAAGACCCAGGTGCGCTTCGAAGGCATCAAGCCGGGCCTGAAGAAGATCCGGGGTCTCGATCCCGAGGCGAATCCCGAGATCGCACGCGGCGCGCTCGTCGAGATGATGGATCTCGTGATCTCGACGTCCCGCCGAACGCAGCTCTCCGGCCCGCGTCCGCGCGAGCTCGACCGCGTCACTGGCGAGCTCGCGAGTTCGCTCGAGAGGAACGACACCGGTCTGCCGCGCGCGATCAGCGGCGGGACGCCGCTCACCTGGGCGCCCGTGCACGAGTTCGGGCGCGGCGGTCGGCTCTCCTTCTTCGGACCGGCCTTCGAGGCCGCGTTCCCGAGCTTCCCCGCGATCTACGAGCGGCACTGGCTGCGGAGCTTCGACCGGGCATGAGCGAATGGGCCTCCATCATCGGTGCCCTCGAGGGCCTCGTGCGGACCGCGATTCCCGCGATCCCCGCGGCCGCGCTCGGCTTCGAGCAGGGCATCCGGCCGGGCACGGATCTCCGCGCCGCAGAGCTGCCGCACTGTTTCGCGCACGACCCGACGGAGACCGCGACGGAACTCGACTGGATGCAGCAGGAGGTGCAGTTCGCGGTGCAGCTCTCCTTCTGGGCGGCCGGGCCTGACACCGTGCAGGAGACGATGAACGGCTACCTGGACGCCGTGCGCGATGCCGTGCGCGGGGATCCGACGCTCGGCGGTCTCGTCGACTTCGCCTGGTGCGCGACGCGCGGGACGCTCGACCAGCCGATCCCGGGCCGGAACGAGAAGGCCGGCGTCGTGATCGTGCGCACGCGCACGGTGGTGCGCTGATGGCGACCGCGGCCACGCTGCGCAGCGACCTCGGCACCGCGGTCGATCTGATCGCCGGATCCCGGATCTCGGGCTCCGACTACTCGCGCCGGGTCGAGCTGCCGAGCGGCACGAACGACTTCCAGATCCGCGTCGACGCCGTCGGTCTCGACCGCGAGGACGCGAACACCGCCTACGCGCTGGCGCAGGCGGAGATCACCGTCGCGCGCGACGTCGGCGCGACGGAGTCGGACGCCGAGGTGCAGGCCTTGCTGTCGCTGCAGGCGACGCTGACGAGCCACGCATTCTGGCGCGCGCTCGCGGGCAGCGTCTTCGAGGTGAGCCAGGGCCCCGAGATCGTCGACACGATCGAGCGCGTGGGGAACGTGCTCGCGTTCACCGTTCGGTGCGAGGTGCGGCTGAAGCCGTAGAGAAGGAGCGACGATGGCGAAGATCGCGTTCGGCATGGGGGTCGCCTTCGGCGTCCAGAGCGACTTCGGGTCGGTCAACACCACGATCCGGGACCTGACGGGATCGCTCACGACGGCGAGCGGCATCGTGCTCGGCGACGGCGAGACCGGCATCGGGAACACCGGCATCGACATCGGCTTCGGGAACGAGAAGCGCGCGACGCCGGACGTGTCGGGCAGCTTCACGAAGCAGTTCCACACGTTCCTCCGCGAGACGATCGAGACCTTTGACTTCACGATGCAGCTGAAGGGTCTCGGGCCGGCGGGTCAGAGCGGCCTCGCGAGCGCGACGCCGACCGACACGGACGCCAACATCGCGACGAACTTCCCGGGCCTGAACGCGCTTTTCCGGGCCTGCGGCCTCTCGGGCTCGGCGTGGGGCAGCGGCGTCGGTCACCAGCTGATTCCGGCTGCGGTGCTGCCGATCACCGCGAAGCTCTGGTTCGGCACGTCGACGACGACCGTCGCCGTGGTGCTGCGCGATCTGGTCGCAGACCTCGACCTCGTCTTCACGCCCGGAGAGGTGTGCCTCGCGACCTTCAAGATGCGCGGCAACTTCCACTCGCGGAGCAAGTCCGAGACGTTCCCGACCTTCACCTACGGCCTGCAGACATCGATCAGCGCGCCGACGATCGAGAGCGTCGCGCACAGCTGGGGCATCGGCGCCGCTGCGCGTGGCTTCTCGGAAGGCACGATCGCGATCACGAACGGGCTCGACGACGTGCCCGACTCGAACCAGGCGACGGGGAAGATCCCGGACCAGACCGAGCGCGAGATCACGGCGGACTGGTCTCTCTACCTCGACGACGGCGACGAGTCGTACGACTTCGACCGCGTCGGCGCCTCGACTGCGACGACCGACGACATGGGCTTCACGGTCGGCACGCCGATGGTCGACAACACCAGCGAGGTCAAGGCGTTCCGGATCGGCTTCTCGAACCCGGACCACCTCTCGGCGGAGCCGATCAAGATCGGCGGCCGCGCCGGCGCGAAGGTCTCCGCTCGCGCGACGGGCACCAGCGTCAACTCCGAGTTCACCCTGACCTTCCTGTAGGAGTCCGATGGCGGGCCGCGAGTTCACGGTCAAAGGCACGATCACGACCGACACGAAGTCGGCCGAACGGAACACCCGTGCCCTGACCAAGGCCCAGGAAGAGCTTGCGACGAAGCTCGAGGATCTGCGTGCGAAGTTCGACGCCGGAACGATCACGGCGTTGCGGTTCGCGCAGGGCCAGGCACGCCTTGAGCGCCAGTCGCAGGCCGTCGCGAAGGCGCTCTCGAGCACGGGAGACGGTGCCGACGCAGCCACAGGCCGGATCACGCGCTTCGCGAACTTCCTGAGCTCGCGCCTGGTCGTCACGTTCGGCGACGTCGCGAACGCCGCGCAGCGCGCCTACACGGCGATCATCGAAGGCGCGCAGCGGGTGTCCCAGGAGAGCGCTCTCCGGACGCAGATCGACGACCTCGACGCCTTCCTGGCGAAGCTGGACGAGGTCGCGCAGGGCACGGTCTCGCGCGCATCGCTGATCGCAAGCTCGTCGAAGGCGGTCCTCCTCGGGATCCCGGCGGACGAGATCGCATCGCTGCTCGAGATCGCGCGCGGCGCCGCGGTCGCGACCGGGCAGTCGATCGAGCAGGCCTTCAACGACATCGTGACTGGCATCGGCCGCGCATCACCGCTGATCCTCGACAACCTCGGCATTGTCGTGAAGCTCGAGGAAGCGTACAGCCGCGCCGCAGAGCAGCTCGGGAAGACGACCGACGAACTCACCGGCCAGGAGCGCGCGCAGGCACTGCTCGGCGAGGTGCTCGACAACAACCTCGAGAAGTATCGCGAGTTCACGGCGGCGCAGGACCAGCTCTCCTCGACGCTGCAGCGCGGCGCCGCCGCGATGACGAACGCGAAGAACGAGGCGATCGCGCTCGGCACCGGCCTCGTGCAGGGCATCCTCGGCGGCGCCTCGGCGACGGTGGTCGGAATCCAGATCCTCGTCGAGGGCGTGCTGAAGCTGCTGCGCGTCCAAGTGGAACTCGCCGAGCGTCTTCCGATCGTGGGAGGTCTCTTCACCGGCCTCGGCGATGCGATCCGCTCCGCAGATGACGCGATCGATGTCTCACAGCGGAAGTTCGCGCAGTACGCGATCGACCTCGCGAACGCAGCGGCCGTGAACCTCGGGCTCGTCGAGTCGCAGGACCAGGTGCGTCGCTCGACGCTCGACCTGAGCGCTGCGCAGGCGAGCGCCGGGCCGGTGCTCACGTCCTACCGAAACGCGACATCTGCCGCCTCGGATGCGCTCGACGACCTTTCAGGGTCCGAACAGGTAGCCACTACACGGGCGGCGGAGCTCTCGGCGTCTTCGCTGCGCGTCGTTCCATCGCTCTCCGCGATGGAGCGCCAGGCGATCGCGAGTGCCCGAGCCTTCGATGCGATGGCGGCCGCCGGCGGGCGCGCGCTCGCCGTCCAGCAGGCGCTCGAGGGTGGCGCCACGCTGACGAACGGAGGCACCCGGATCCGCTTCCCGAACGGCGGCTCGCGCCTCACCCGCGAAGCAGGCCTCGGCGCCTCGCGCCGTGAGTCCCGCTTCGTTGCGGGCCTGGACACGATCGCATGAGCGGCGACCTATACCAGTATCCCAGCGTCTCCCACCTGAACGCGCTCGCGCGCGCCGGGAGCGCCGCCGTCACGGTCGCCGGCCTGACGGGCGCGACGCCGAAGACGCGCCTCTTCGACGGCCGGCAGGGTGATCGCTGCGTTTGGTCTGCGTCGGGAGACAAGACGGTCCTCGTCAACCGCGGATTGGCGGCGCGCGAGCCGGTGAACCGTCTCGTGATCGCGGGACACAACCTCGCCGGCCACCGGGTGCGGATCATCAGCGACGACAACCAGGACGGCGTATGGAGCGGTGGGATCACGGCGTACTCCCCCTACAGCCGGCTCCGGGGGACGACGACGTCGGGTCATAAGACGCTGCATTCCGGCCTGAACGTGATCGACTTCCCGAATCTCGGACTCCGCCACATCGGCGTCGAGATCAAGGGTCGCGCGGCGAACGTGCCCGAGCTCGGCGAGCTCATGTTGACGCGCAACCGGATGCCGAGCCGCGGTCTGGTGCCGCCTTACGCGCATTCCCCGATCGCGAACGTCGCCGTGCAGCGGCTACTAAGCGGCGTCGCGACCTACCGCGAGCGCGGCTCTGCGCGCCGATCCTGGCGCCTCGAGGCGGAGCGGCTCTACGGCTCCGACTGGCGGCTCTTCAGGCAGCTCATGGAAGAGACCGGCTACGGCCGGGACACGCTGCTGTTCGAGGGCACGCAGGGCGGCTACGAAACGACCGTCGAGGACTTCGAGGCCTTCGCCGCCGGCGCGGCGATCTCCACCTGGGCGGTGAGTAACGCGACCCGCATCGCGCGCGCCTATGCCGCCTTCACAGGCTCGGTCGGGTGCGAGATGCTGACGACTGGGACGTCGCCCGCCGCGATGTCGATCGCGTTGTCGACGCCCCTCGATCTTCGCGGCGCGATCTTCCGCGTCGCCGTCCAGGCGCTCTCGACGCTCTCCTACGCCACGGCGACGTCAGGCTGGTCGATCACACTCGGGACCGACGGATCGAACGCCGCGGCCTGGTCGTTCGGCACGAACCACGTCGGCGCGACGGCGACCTTCTACCAGCTCGCGATCGACCTCGACCTCGACGCGCCGAACGCCGTCGTTGGCACCGGATGCGACCCGAGCGCGGTCTCCTACCTCGCACTCAGCGCGACGACGAACATAATCGACGCGGTGTACTGGGACGATCTGCACTACGTGCGGAAGGATCTCGCTCCTTTTCTAGCGCACATCGTGCCCGACTCGATCGAAGTCTCGCAGTCGCACCCGAACCCGGCCGCGATCGGTGAGAAGCGCTCGATCCAGCTTCAGATCGTCGAGGAGACGGCCTGAGATGGCGAAGACGCTGACCGCGCGCCAGCAGGAGCTCGTCGGCAGGGTGGGGCGCTCGGTCGTGCCGCTGATCCGGATCCGCACCTACTCGGACAAGGGCGCCGGCACGGTCGACACGGACTTCTACGTGAGCGACCGCGACGTGATCTACGACTACGGGAACACCGGCACGCTCCGCTACTTCCGGAAGGGGCTCGTCTCGGTCGATCGGCTCGTCTCGTCGATGACGCACATCCCGCCGGCGCTCGATGGAGCCTCTCCCCTGGCGCGGACGATCAACCTCGTGCTGGCACAGGAGCCGCTCGAGCTCGCCGGCACGCCATTCCTCGCGGAACTCCGCGCGAAGCACCTCGAGCTGGCGACTGTGGAGATTGCCGAGCTCGACCTGAATCCAGCCGCCGGTGAGGCCGCACCTGATCTCCGGGCCTTGGTCGGCGACGAGCACCTGGTCCTCGGACGCTTCGAGGTCGGCCAGGTCGTGCGCGCCGACGATGAGACCTTCACGCTCACGCTGCGGAGCGTCGAGCCGGAGATCCCCTCGCAGATCCTGGCCGACATCCCGAACAACGATCCCCGCGACGTCGGCAAGCGCAAGAACGTGCTCTACGGCGCCTTCTACCGGCAGCCGTGTCTCGGAGTGGACGTCGGGCTGAAGATGACGCTCGCGCAGGCTCTGACGCCGTACACGATCGGAAACATCTTCGTGGACGACGCATCCAGCCTGCCGCACAGCGGGACGGTGAACTTCCGTGTCGGCGGCGAGGAGATCGCGATCTCCTGGGTCGACGACACGACGATCAACATCGCCGACGACTCGGCGCGTGCGCTGAACTACTCCAGCCGATCGAGTCACCTCCTCGGGTCCGTAATGCTCGAGATGGTCTCGTCTGCGACGTGGTCGATCTGCGATCACCCGATCAAGTCGGTGACGAAGATCGAGGCGCGGAACGTCTTCAACGGCGAGATCTTCCCTCTCCCGCCCGAGAGCTGGGCGGCGTACACCGACCTAGACGGCGAGGCGTTCGTCGGCATCGGGGCCGGCTGGTTGCGCGAGCTCTACCGGCAGATGCACATCAGCACCGCCGTGACGAATTCTCCGACGACCACCGTTGACGTCGAAGTCGTGCTCTCAGCGCAGTACGCCAGCAGCGGCTCCGCTCCGAGTGCGATGCGGGACGGGAGCCAGGGGAGCGGCGCCGACATCGACCCGTCGGAGGAGTTCACGTTCATCTTCGCGGACCCCGGCCCGATCGTCTCTCAGATCTGGTACATCGCCTGCGAAGCTGGAGCGGAGCTGCGGCTCACGCGCAACGGCGACGCCAGCATCATCGCCGAGTTCACGGCCCCCGCGACCGGGTGGTATGCGTTCGCCGATGCTGTCGATCACCACGAGGTGAAGCTCAAGAACACGGGCGGCGGCGACAAGGTGATCTACGAGGTCTGGCGGTCGGTCACGTACACCGAGTCTCTGACCGTCTTCGACACCGACGTCGTGGGTGCGGAGATCGGCTACGGCCTCGAGCTCTTCGCGACCGGCGAGGGCTACGTGGCGCCCGACGGCACGAACTACAGCGTCGGCAGCGGCGTGCTGCTCGAGCACCCCGCGGACATCCTGCGCCACCTGATCGCGGTCCGTTGCGGGCAGGGCCACGGCGCGGTCTCGGATGCGAGCTTCGACGCAGCCGTGACGTCGCTCGGCACGGCCTACAAGCACGCCAACGTCAACCTCTGGCAGTTGGGCGCCACATTCCCGGAGATCGCCGGCCGGATCGCCTTCGAGGCCTGCTGCAACCTCGTGCAGGAGGAGACCTCGACGGGGACGGTCTGGCGGCTCCTCCCTCCGATCTACGACGGCACAAACAAGTGGTTCGAGTTCTCGACGAGCACCGCGGTGACGCTCGAGGCTCTGAACTGGCGTGACGCGCAGGAGATCGGCCAGGAAGCCGAGACGATCTTCACGCGCTTCCGCGTGCACTACGACCGCGACCCGAGCATCGAGGATCCGGAGGAGGCATTCCGGAAGGTGTTGCGGATCGACCGCGTGCAGAACGACGTCAGCGCGATCTTCAACACCAGCGAGTTCACGACTGCAGAGCAGAAGTTCGGGCGGCGCGAGCATGCGGGATTCCGACTCTGGTGCGTCTCGGACGACGACACGGCTCGATTCCTCGCGTCCTACTACGCGCAGGAGCACCTCCGCGCTGCGCGGACCTTCGAGATCTCCGGGCTGCCGTGGTGGCGCGTCTACCAGCTCGAGCGCGGTGACATCGTGCTGGTGACTCCGAGCTGGGTCGGAGCGCAGATTGCGCTGCGCGTCGTCGAGCACTCTCACGAGCTTGCGACCTCGGACCTCGGTCTGGTCGCGGTGGAGGTCCGAACATGAAATGGATCGTACTCGTCGGCCTGGTCGTGCTGGCGCTCTCGCTCGCGAGTGAGGCCCAGGCGATCGACTGGAAGGACGGGATCGACTGCACGGCAACGACCGTCGCGAAGGCGTTCCCGCCGAAGGACGGGCACGTCTCCTGGTGTCCTTCGGATGGCGCGAACTCGCCGCAGATCGAGATCGGCACGCCTGGGATGCTCTTCACCTGGAAGGGCGCCAGCGTCACGCTCGACGTCTACCGCTGTACGGGCCGCACGATCGGGACCTGCGTCGGGCACCACACCGTCCCGGCCGCGACCTCGTGCGCCGGTGGCACGACGCCGTGCAGCTCGTTCTTCCTTCCGCCCGGTCTCTACATCATCGACCCGAGCGGATCGACGACGGACCAGCTGACCGGCAACCGCTCGAACTGAGGTGCACGCGATGCGACAACTCATTCTTCTCGCGACCGCGACTTTCGCCTTTCTGTCGCCCACGGTGCAGGCGGGGCAGCTCGGTCCGGACCTCGGGCCCGGCTGGGGCGGCGGAGGCGGCGGTGGCAGTGCGGCGCCGCCGTATGAGGGCAGCTTCACGGCGGCCGCGTCGCTGACCGTCACGGCTGCGACTCACGGCATGGGCACGAACCCGGTTCCGCTCGGCTGCTGGAACAACGCCACGCCGCGCGTCCCGATCGCGCAGGACGCGGGCTTCCCGACGATCGCGGCGAACGGAGACGTCGTCTTCGACTGGACCGGCAGCGCGACGGGCATCTGCAAGATCATCTCGGGCAGCGCGAGCGGCGCGGCTGGCGGCGATCTCGCGGGCACCTACCCGAACCCGACGATCGCGAGCAACGCAGTCGGCACCGCGGAGGTGACGAACGGCACGCTCCTCGCGGAGGACCTCGCTACCGCTGCGAAGGAAGGCAACGGCACCACACTCGCTACGACGAGCGGCGCCTTCACGAGCGGGAACTGCGTCGAGACGGATGCCGGCGGGAACCTGGTCGACGCGGGCGCAGCGTGCGGGACCGGCGGAGGGGGTAGCTCTGCCTTCAACGACGTGACCTCTGGCACGAACACCACGGCCGCGATGGTGGTCGGAACGGGCGCCTCGCTCGCCGTCTCGGGCAGCGGAACGATCGCCGCGACCACCGCAGCCGCGCTCGCGGCCAACGGCGCGAACTGCTCCGCGGGCAGCTACCCGCTGGGCGTCAGCGCTGCCGGTGCCGCCGAATCCTGCACGGTGGCCACGACCGGCACCGTGACCTCGGTCTACTCGTCGGACGGATTCGTGGCGGTCGCCGACGGCTCGACCGATCCCGACATCACCCTGAGCCCGGTGCTCGGGTCGATCAGCGGTGGCACTGACAACACGTTCATCGCGGCGCCGGGCTCGAGCTGGAACTTCACGCTCTCGGCGTTCGGTCCTCCCGTCTCGTCTACCTGTGCGCCGACCAGCGGGAACATGTGCTTCGACAACACCGGGATCACGGGCGCGTCGTCTCCGCTGCTCGTGCTGGACGTGTCGGGCACCGACTACTACGCGCCGATGCTGACGAGCGTCGGGACGGCCGGTACGAAGCGGGCCATCGGCATCGGCGCCGGCAACGCGGCCGAAGTGACGCCCCTCACGACGACGCCGACTGCGAACGCGATCCCGCTCGCCGACGGGGCGGGCAAGCTCGCCGACGGCTGGCTCT